TTGGATTTGGTATTTAATTTTTCTCCGTTAGGTCCTACGGTTGTTTGATCTGCTTTAGATATATCTGCTTGATTCTTTTTAATTACTTTGGTGTTTTCTACAAGAGCTTTATCTACACCAGGATTACCGCCACCGCCAACGCCTTGTTGTAATTTGTTTAGCTGTCCAATAATTATTTTGTTTTGTTCAAGTATAATTTCGCGAGCATCTTTGGCTCCTCGATTATGTTTTTTCTGAGCTCTAAGACCTTCATTTTGCTCTTTTAGGCCATCTAAAACTTTCTTCGCACTATCTCTTCCAGATGCAAGATCATAAACTTCCTTTCCTATCTGTAGTCTGTTAAAATTCTTGTTAGTCTCAGCATCTTCTTTTAGAGCTTTTGTGTTCTCTTCTGTTGCATCATGGCGTTCATGTAAGGACTTGGATAACTCCCTGAATTCTTTTGAGCTAGCGATATCTGTATCAGGAGACTCTTTATTCATCTCCTTAATTTGTTTAATCAGATCTTTTAATTCTTTATCAGCCATTTTTTATTTCCATTTGTTAGCTTCTTTTCTTTCCTTAGCTTTTTCGGCCTTATTCTTTAAATGTAAAATTAGCATATTGACATATACTTCCCTTTCCCAAGGCACCATGTTTTCAAGTTCTGTCAGACTGTATTGGTGCTCTTGCATTAACAAAAAGTTCGTCTTGTAAAAATTTTCAAGACGCTCCTGAGAAAGAGTTAGGCGAAAAAATGTTCGTAACCATTAATACTAATCGCCTGTTCTGCCTCACAATGGGGACAAGTATATTCAACTCTATGTTCTACATAAGGCATAGACCTAAAAAACTCCCTCATTTGATCCATTGCTGAAAGTGGAAGTTCTTCTAAAAATTCCATAAGCTCTTCATCGCTTACATCTTTTATTAAAGTTTCTTCTTCTTCAGTTACAATAGATACTATACATTTAGATATAACATCAATATCTGTCATATCTTCTAAGTCTGCCACTTCTTTAGCAGACGGATATTTCATTACAACAATAAAATCATCTCCAACCTTAATGTTTGTATCGGGAAGATTATCCAATCCCTTTGCTGTAAGGTTTTCAAGTTCTAAATCATAACTTATAGTCTTTTCACACTCTCCACATATTAAACTAAATTCCTGTGTTTCACCTACTGATTTAGATCTTATTTTAATGAAAACATCTTGCATATCAAACATTGTCATGTCTTCATCAAGTTCTCCATTTGTACAATTTTGTACGATTTGGTGACAGGCATTTACCATGCCTTTGTAATCACCTTCTTCACTTGCCAACATTAGAATCTTTTCTTCCTTTACGAGGAAAGGTCTAAACTTAATAGTCTCTCCTGTAGATGGAAGAATAGCCTCATACTGTGGCACGTCAACTCTTGGTAACATAATTTTCTCCTATAATATAATTATTCATTAACCTAATTCGTCTTTGCCTAGATTTACTTCAATACCTTTTGCTATTGGAACATCTGAAGATTCCCAATAAGCGGCGGATACAATAAGAGTAGTTCTTACTATACTAGTCGTTCCCATGGACAATGGAACTAAGTTTAAAACTTTAGGCGTACATTCAAACAATGTCCATTCTTTATTAACAGGTGCTAGTCCACCTATTTCGCCAGGAGGAACACCTTCTCCTCCTAATGATATAGCTTTAATTTGTATTGTTGCTGAGATGTCATCTAAATAGGCAACTTGTTTTCCTGTAGTATCTACACAAGCTTCAATCCATTTTTCAAATACAGATCTAAGTCCCCAATTTTCATCTGTTAGGAATGTCATGTTTATTTCTTGTCCTAAGAAACCTACATTTGTATTTCTATAAAACTTCCATGGGCCTAAATTAATTTCTTTGTTCTCTACAACCATACCAGGAACCTGTACTTCTTCACAGAATAAAACAACATCTTTTTCTGCAGAAGTTCTATCGACGTCTAAAGATGTGGGTAAAGTTATACTAACTTCCCATCTCTCAGAACGCTGCATTGGCCTTTTCTTTAAGGCATCTCTAAATTGTGATAAATTACCTAATGCTCTAGCCATTTATTTTCCTCTTATCTCTTCTTGTTGTATCCATTGAATTTTTATAGACAGTCCTTTCTGTTGCTCCTACAAAATCTTGAACAGGAAGATAAACTGCTGTTTTCCAATGTTTGTAATCTACTTCTATCATTTGTCCTGTTATGTGTCGAGATAAGTATTGTTTAATACTACCCCTAGTTTCTGGGAACCTGCCAAAGTTTTTTAACATTGCCCAATTAGCTTTTAATGTAGCCTCATCTTGATCCATGTCTTGATCCCATGGCATCTTTTTTCTTACTAGCCTATCTAGTAACTCTGCTCTAGCCTGTACAGGCAGATAGTGAAAGTTTATGCCACTAAATCCATTCGATGTAGGTTCTACTATTACTACAAGCGGACATGTATCATAGTAAGGTAATGTAGCTTTATGCTTTGGATCGTAAGAATACATATACATTTTACCTATTTCTAATCTTCTAGATACTTTACCTAAGTCTGTTTGTCTCGCTTCGTCATAAGTGTTTATACCCTGTGCATATTTTCTAATTGCACTGACATACCATTGATGCGATCTTTCTTGTTGATTCGCTGCTGTTCTTATATCTGCAAATGGTGTTCTGTCCATAATAGTATTTATACTAGATACCCAATTCTTTTTCAGTTACTATCTTAAATTCCATGCCTTGAGACTTACAAAAATCCATTGCAGATTTCCACTTTGCTTCGTTAACAGCATACTGTGCTATCTCATTTAAGTATTTTTTTGTTTTTCTCTTACCTACTGCAGGAGGTTTAGTGAACCTATTAGGCTTAACTTCTATTAAATACTTCTTAATTTTGTCTTGTTCATGTACTTCTATATAGAAATCTACAAAGTATCTGTGAACTCTATTGTCTATAGGACTACGATAAGGGACTACAATCTCCTCAGAGTTCCAGCCTTTTATAGAACTATTCTTATCACACCAGTTCATAAACTTTAATTCGTAGGAGGATCTATAGGTAATAGATGTAAAGTCACCTAAGTACTTTGCAGGATTTTTAGGAATAAACTTTCCTTTATATATTTCTTTCGCGTAAACCATATAAATAACACTATAATACCTAGTATTTATAGAGGCAATTAAATGGCAACAAATTATTACCCGCAGGAACTTGGCTCAACATCAATGCCAAATGCAATTAGATTTTATATCAATGAAAGATCTACCTATGCTCCAGCAGCGGCACAGAAAAAGGCGGGTGGCTCAGAACATGCAGCTGCACAGGCAGCGTTATCTAAAGATTATACATCTCAAAACAGAGCTAAAGAAGAAAACTATGAAAGAGCATTAAAAAGAGGTGGACAACTAACAGCAGCTGTAGGTATGTTAGCAAAAGGAGCACAAGCAGCTACAGGTGATGGAGCAAGCCTTTTAGGTAAAGGTTTATTAACAGTTGCGGCAACTGGAATAGCTGGAGAAGTATCTGGAGCAATGGCAACACCGACAGAAACAATAAGACTTGTAGATGACATTGCACTTTATGTTCCTCAATCTTTTATAGCAGCATACGCAGCTAATTGGGACGAAGTGGATACAGGAGTTGCAGGAGCATACTTAGGAGCAGGAAATAAAAGTTTAGGAGATTTATCAGGTACAGGAGAGTTTGCAGCCAGAGGAGTAATTGCAACAGCAGCAGCATTACCATCAGCTTTAGGAGCTAGTATGGACTTGGGAGCAGTACTCGAGGCTTCAAGTAAGAAAGTTAATAACCCATACAAAGAACAATTATTTAAATCAATGGGCTTTAGGCAGTTCTCATTTAGTTACACTTTCTCTCCTAGGAATAAAGCAGAACAAAATCAAGTAGAAGAATTAATTAGAAAGTTTAGATTACACATGCACCCGGCAAAAGCACCAGGGGATTTATTTTTAATATATCCAGCAGAGTTTAGTCTAGTATTTGAAACATTGAGTTCTGAGACGGGTAAGATGGAGAAAAATCCTCACTTACCAGCAATTTCATCTTGTGCATTAAAAAATTGTAAAATAGTATATGGTGCCGATGGATCGTTTAATACATTTAAAGATTCAGGCGGTGCGGCAACAGAAATTACAATGGAATTACAATTTGTAGAACTAGAAGCACTTACAAAAGATCGTATCGAGGCAGGATTATAAATGTATTTTAAAGCACTACCAACAATATTGTATCCTTGGAAGGATAAAGATAAAAAACAAAGACAAGTTATTGTACCTGATATTTTTAGAAGAGTACACATAGACAAATATTTTAAAAACAGATTGAACCTTGTGGCTATGTATGTTAACGATGGCGAGACTGCAGAACAGGTAGCATATAATTACTATGGTTCTACAAAGTATCATTGGATTGTATTGTTATCTAATAATATTGTTAATGTTGTAGATGAATGGCCTAAAGGTTCTAGGCAATTAGCTGATTATGTTACAGACAAATATGGTTCCAATAATGGAACTGATGTTCATCATTATGTTGAATCAGATGACTCTGATATTATTGTAGATTGGAATGCAACAAGATTAGCTAATGGAGAGATTAAAGCTGTTACAAATACAGAATACGAAGAAGATTTAAACGAAACTAAAAAACAGATATATTTATTAGATAAAATATTCTTAAAGGACATAGTAGTACAATATAAGAAATTGGTTAAGTAATACATCATGACAGATATTAAATCAGAGGAAAACCTACAACAACCCGGTCAATTAATAATTGATGAATTGTTTTTGACTACACGAGATATGCACGAGCATGATTTAGTAGGACATCTAATTGAATTAAACATCTATGAAGATGTTTGGAATCCTCACATACACGGAACAGTACTTGTTAACGATGCAATTAACTTAATAGGGTCTTATGGTATTGGTGGTGGCGAACTTATTACAATGAAGTTAAGAACAGCTACATACGAAGATGTTCCAGATAATGTTATTGATAAATCATTTCAAGTTTATTCTATAAACAATAGATCCCTAACAACAGATAGAGCACAAACATACGAGTTAGGTTTTATGTCTATTGAGGGTATATCTGACGCAGCTATACCTATATCCAAACGATACACAGGTAATACACAAGATATCGTAGAAGATATATATGAAGAATATATGCAGGAATATCGTAGACCTGTAGAAGCAAAAGAAAAAGCTACTTTAGTTATTGGTGATACACCTCATGCTTCTAATGTTAATTACATATCTAATTTTTGGACACCAGCTCAAAATTTACAATACCTAACAAAGTATGCACAGGGTAATCAACATGTAGGATCGGACTTCGTCTTTTATGAAAGTAATAAATCTTATTATTTTACCTCTTTACAACAATTAATATCCGTACAAAAAGAACAACTGTTTGAGGAATATGTGTATTCTACTCCTGGATTAGAAGTACCTCACAGAGGAGGCGGAGATACCTTTATAGGAATTAACTTAGGTAAAAAACATTGTACAATAGAAGATTTAAAAATACCTAGAACTATAGACACATTAGATGGAGTAGACTCTGGATATTATTCCCAATCAGTAAGAGCATATGATTTATTTACAAAAGAAAGAATAGAAACCTATGTCGATGTAAGAGAAGACTTTGAAAGTTTTGTCCATACAGATGATGGCATACCAGTACCTTCGGGTACTCCTAGAAGTCCATACTCTCAAATGGGTATTAAATTATTAAATAGTTTTGCATATGGATCAACACCTCAAGGTATTCCTGGAGGTAAATTAAAAACAACCAACGCAGCAGTAGTAAACAATACTTTATTCAGAGCTAATTACTTTAATTCATTTAAGGATTATACTTTTGAAATGGATGTGCCAGGTAGAACAGATATTGAAGTAGGTAAATTAATTAAGTTAGCATATCCTAAAGCTGTAGATAAACCTGCAGATGCTACATACGATGATATTGTAGATGATGTATTGACAGGAGCATATTTAATTACAGCAATTAGACACAAAATAGATAGAATAGGTTATGTTATGAAGATGGAAATAGTTAAAAATGGATTAGCAAAATCTATTGGAATAGTGGATGACGGAGTGAATGATGACATCAAATAAAAATTATGGTAAATTAAATATCCCCGATTGGATATGGTGGGTAGGAGTTATTGAGTCCAGAGCAGACATTACAAAGTCAGGACGATATAGAGTTAGGATAATGGGTTACCATACAGGTAATACAGAAACATTACCCACAAAACATTTACCATATGCATCTGTTATTAATTCTCCTACAAACGCATCTACATCTGGAATAATGGAAACACCTAATCTATTACCAGGATCAACAGTTATAGGATTCTTTGCAGACGGCGAAGAAGGACAGATGCCTGTTATCATAGGTTCTTTAGCTGGATTACCTCAACCTAAGAACGAAGAACTAAAAACAGAAGACGGATTTAACGACCCTGGTAAGAATTATCCTCGAGGAGGATTTGATGAACCAGCAGAAGAAGGGTTCGCAGGAGTAGGTGAACCAGACTTGCCTAGACTTTCCAGAGATGAAGCAGCAGAAACACATTATAGTCTTATTACAAAAAGAGCAGAGAGAGTTACAGAAGTAAGAACAGCCAGAGCTCCTGATATGACAGGACAGTCAGATAAAAAAGAAGGGAAAGACTACGACGGAGAAAAATGGGACGAGCCATATGCAAGAGCTAAAGGCCCATACGATACATTTAAGTTAGAAGAGTTTACACCAAAGTATTGGGACGCAAAAGCAGATTTAAAAAGTGGAGGAACAGGTGTTCCCACAGAGTTAGGTACATATACATCTATGTATCCTTTTAATCAAGTTAGAGAAACAGAAAGTGGCTTTGTAACTGAAACAGATAACACAGCAGGCAATGAAAGATATTCTTGGTATCATCCTATAGGCAACTATGAGGAAATACAAGCAGACGGAACAAGAGTAAATAGAATTAAAGGTTCCGATTATGAAATTATTGAACAAGATAAAAATGTTGTTATAAGAGGTTCATGTAATGTTACGATTGTAGGTGATGCTAAAGTTCTTGTCCAGGGAGACAAGTATGAAGAAATAGAAGGCGATTATTTCTTAACAGTACATGGCGATAGACATACAGCTATTACAGGTAGTGATACTAGAAAAGTTAGTACTGATGTTAATGATTTAATTGGTGGCGAGAGAGCAGCTCGTGTAACTTTAAATGACGCACAAACAATTATAAAGAATCAAAATATAACTGTAACAGGTTCTTTAACAGAATCTGTATCCAAATCAGTTACAGAAACATACGCTGCTTCACATAACACTACGGTATCTAAAAGTAGAGTTCAACAAGTAGGTGGTGTTTTAAGAAACGCATCTGGTAGTAATATGTTAATGTTAACAGGTGGTGAAGGACACTTTAAATCTAAATCTAAAATGGAAATTGAGACACAAGATACACAATTATTAAAATCTGAGAACCAACAAACATTAACAGCAAGCAATACAGATATTACACAAGATGTAGATGTAACAGGAACAAGCACAGCATCAGTAGATCATTTATCTAATGGTAAATCAGGCTTTGGACATACACATACAATAAGCGGTGGTAGTTCGGCAGGAACAACCACAGCCCCAGACTAATAGGAGGACAAAATGAGTTGCGGACCAAGTGAA